TACTGCTACCGGAGCGATCACTGGAACTCCATCGTTGTCGGCCATTGGACCGTACTCAGTGGCATTTTCAGTCGTAGATTCCACTACTCCGACCGCAGAGATAGCCGCAACAACCATCAGCATATCCATTAATCCAACTCCTCTTCAGGATGCCATCACTTCGGGTTGTATTGAAGAGGATCTCACTCTGACACTGAATTGGAATCCGGCTGCAGTTAATGGAGGATACTCTGTTTACAATGACTGGAATATCTGGCTTATTGCGGCTTCCAATCCCACTGATCCTCTACTTCAGTCGGTGGAAGGAAATCTTCCCACCGGTTTGGAGTTTGGAGGAACCCTCAGTTCACGTTCTTTTCAGACGACCATAGCCTTGGATGGATACAGTGTCAAAATGCAGGCCCTGTCGGCTGATCCGGATTATGCCAATGCTTCTGGATGGACAAGCTACCTCAGTTTTCCAAGTGTCTTCACTGACAGTTCGGTGGTAGTTGACCTAACTACGGCTCAGATAAACCAGCCAGTTCTAATTTCACTATCTGCGTATACTGGTGCATCTCAGTGGCGTCTGGTATTCTCAACAACAGAGACAACTGCCTGGCTTCCCATCAGTGTACAGACGGTCAGCCATATCTTTGGCAATTCTGGCGTGGTCACATTTTCAGTTGAAGTCCAAAATGATTACTCGACTGCCTCGCCGGCAGTTCAACTTCGCCGGTCTATCACTAAATCGGTATTTGTCAGCAATTCAGTTTGGATTCCGACTCAGGCCTCGTCAGAAATCATAACGGGAACGGTGGGCATGTACGGCACCACCGGCTTCGAGATCACAGACGCGCTGGCTGGAGGAGTTCCCGAACCTTATGCTGTGATCATGAGATCTTTGGTTCGCGACACGGTGACCAATGAGTTGAAGTTGTTGGTGACATTGTCTCGCTACCAGAATGCCAGTTCAATTCTGGGCACCATGGCAGCAGATGTCTTTCCGCTCATTGGAAGACCTCAGGTGCAGGAACTGATGGATATCACACCTGCTCTTACAGCGGCAACTTCCAGCAGTTCTCCAGTAGTCATCAATTCTTCTAATCTTCCTTTGGTGAATGCGGTAGGAACGACTCTTGAAATTGATGTGATTGCTGGTATGCCGATGGGTGAAATCAGCTTCACGGCTTCTGGAGGAATCGCTCCTTACAGTTGGTACGCTGCAGATCTTCCCTATGGTCTCAAGTTTTCAATTGATGGAACGCTAACAGGAACTCCGATGGTTCTGGGAATCTACCAGTGTACCTTCTCAGTGAGTGACAGCAGCAACCCAGAATTCATCGACACTCTCGTTGTAGACGTTGCTGTTCGTAGCAACCTGGCGATCAGCACAACTGGTCTTCCCATCATCAATGGAAATGTCTACTTGCCTTCTGCACAAGTGATGGCGAGCTATTCCTACCAGCTGTTGAATACAGGAGGCATCGCACCGTTCACTTGGTCAGTTACTCCAGGTTCAGTTGGTGGTTTGCCCAACAATGTGATCGTGAATTCTGCCGGTCTCATAAGCGGATATCCGACCACAAACAACTCCACAATTGATTTCACGACACCGTTCTTTGTAACGATTCAAGTGGCTGATGCCATTGGAGCCGTTGCCATGCAGTACTTTGGTATCGATCTTCTTCCTGCCACTTTGACTTTGGATCCTTCTCAGTTGCCAGTAGTCTTTGCTGGAGAGACGTTCAGAATCGGATTGGGAATCTTTGGTGGAGTTGGACCTTACACTGTAGTCATGACTGACGGAGCCGGTATCACATCTTCTGGATCCTTGATTGACGGTCGTTGGGAATTTCTTCTGACTCCAACAGTTGATAAAATTGGAATTCAGACCCTATCTTTCTTGGTTACTGACTCTGCTTCCCACACCGAAAACCTAAGTGTCAATTACACGGTCGGTCTTCAGGTTGCCAATGTTGGATTGTACAATCCGATTGTTGATCATCTTTGGGAATCAGGGGATACTACAACGACAGTTTCTCTTTCCCTCGATTCTTCAAACTTGTCTGGGTTGACCCTGGGTTCGTACTCAGTAACTTCGTCAAACGGAATAAGCATCACTCTGACGAGCGGAGATTTGATCTTCCAGCAGACAGTTTCACCCAGTTTCTTTGGCAGTGCCAATGGAACGACTTCGGTTCCAATTCTCGCTGCAGGAAATCAGGTGGCAACTGTCAGCCATGAGTATGCAGTGGAGAACTCCAACAGTGCAACTTCGGCGGTTGTGGGTGGAAACTTGAGTTCTTCAGCTATTCCGTATCTAGTCGGAAATCTAGTAACCCTGAATCCACTGAAGCCCCTTTTCAACTCACCATCGTTCGGCAAAGGAGCAGGATGCACGGTTTCTCTGGCAACTGGTTCTTTCCTGCCGGGTGGCTTGTCACTGGATTCAAGTTCTGGACTGATCTATGGATACCTCACTTCCACCAATGTCTATTCGACGGTCCTGAACTACATAGTTGCCAATGTGACTACTGGAACAGTCACGATCACTTGGAATAATTATGCTGGTGTGGTGGTTTTGACCGATAATCTTGGTGATCCCAGAAGTCCCTACTGCACCATTCAGCTTCCGTATTCTGGGTCTATTCAAGCCGACAGAACTTTGTCTTCGGTGTCCATCGTTGCAGGAAGGCTCCCTGTTGGAATCACAGCAGTGGTCAATAGCGTGACTCCAACACAAGTGACGGTCGCGGGAACAACTACGGAATCCGGATATTTTGACGTCTGGTTCAAGGTCATAGCGACAACCGGGGCGGTTGGGTTCCTCTACAAGAGATTTGTTTCCAAGTACGTCACGCCTCTGGCGATCCTCACAGGATATCTTGATCAGATTTTCCCAACTATCGCATACAGTAATACTTTGCAGGGAGTTGGAGGAGTCGGACCGTACACTTGGACACTGACCAGTGGGAGTCTTCCTCCAGGATTCACACCTTCGACTTCATCGTTGCCGGTTACTATCCCCAACGGAAATATATCTGGAACAACAGCACTCACGGCTTTCTCGAGCACTCTGGGGATTGCGTTCACAGATTCGAGAGGGGTGGTAGCAACAACTTCTCTTCCGATTACTCTGAATGACTCTCTGATCATTATCAACAATTCTCCTCTTCCGAATGTAACTCAGTCTGCTGCTTATTCTGTACAAATGAATGCTCGGGGAGGAACAGGAACAGGATACACATGGTCAGTGGCTACTGGTGGATTTCCTGCTGGAATTTCTATGAATTCGAGCGGCCTAATCAGTGGCGTAGGACCCAGCAGTCTGTCTGGACCTCAGTCAGTAACAATTCAGGTGTTCGATAGTGGAGCGAATTCAGCCTCTGGGGTGTTTTCGATTGCAGTAACGGTCAATACTATTTCAATTGACCATTCTAGAGTTGGTTCAATAATTCGCGCTCCTCAGGGTGGACAAGGTTACATCGGAAATCTAGGCATTACAGGAATTGGCACTCCTCCGTACACTTGGAGTTCAGCCGGTCTTCCTAGCTATTTGTCTTTGTCTTCTGGTGGAGTCATCTCAGGAACTTGTGATTTGGTTCTCACCGGACACAACTACATATTTACAGTGGTTGATAGTACAGGTCAGAACTTCACAGGTCCTGTTCCTCTCACGACTGTGTCATCGGTTAAGGTTACAACCATTGCCGTACCGGGTGGAATTGCTGGAGGCACTTACAGCACTACCCTGGCGGCCACCACCAACAATCCTCCTATTGCTAGCTGGGCTCTCACTTCTGGAAGTCTCCCAACTGGGCTGACTCTGAGTTCTGGAGGAGTGATATCTGGAACTCCTTCTGCAACTGGCACTTCAACCTTTACTGTAACGGCCACTGACAGTCTGAATGCGGCCTTGTCTGGAGTCCCTGGATACACTGGAGACACCGGAGTTTCAGCCACTCTCAGCATAAGGGTTCAGAACACGACTCTGGTCATTACTACTTCTTCACTTCCTAACTCAACAGCAGGAGTGGCTTACAGCGCCGCTCTAACTGGAGTTGGCGGTGTGGGAGCTTACTCTTGGTCAATTGATCCTTCCTCAGCAGCTTCTTTGTCTTCAATTGGTATGAGTCTGAATCCCTCAAATGGAGCCATCACTGGTACTACAACTGCGGTTGGAACATACAGCTTCACTTTCCGGCTGACAGACTCTACCACAGCCTATGTCACAAGGACCTTGTCTCTGACTGTAGCCTCTAACTTGCATCTGGTGTCAGGGCCGGACTATGTTGCTGGAGGATCTCCAAGTGGATTCGTAGGAGGAGTGGATGCTGGTAACATCAGTTCAGTCAGTCCTCGTCCGAACATGTCATTCTACGTGGTTGCAACTGGAGTGATTTCTACTTCAACAAGCACCATTACAGCAACCACTTCAGTACCAGGAGTTTCAGCGACCGTGACCTCTGTAACTGGAGCTTCTGGTAGTGCTGTAGCTCTGATTCAGCTGGCTGGACCATTAAGTGGTTCATTGGGAAGCAACAACATAACCGTGTCAGTGATTGACAAGGGAATTTCAAAATCGGTCACTTTTCAGTGGCTGCAGTACACGAGTGAAGCAATCTACTTGGTACCTGCAAGTGGCTCCATTCCAACTTACTACGCAGGTTGAGGACTGAAATGCCGAGAGAGACAGTCAACTATACCATTACACCATCATCGGGAGGCAGTCCTCGAACTGGCTCCATCTCTGTCAATACTTCTGGAACAGGGGCCGGTTCTGGATCAATTGTTGATATCGGCACATTAGCAGGTGTTGATAGCATTCAGGCTACCATCTCTCGTGTTGGTTTGACATCCAATGCTGTCAATGTGGTATGGCAAGCTATCAACGGTCCCATTGCCGTCACTCCGGTCACTGCATATGTGAACACAGCCAACTACAACGCAAATTTCCCATCAGGATTGACAGCCGGCAACTTTGGAAACGCAGTGGCGTCTGGCATCAGCGGCTTGATGTTCAATACATTCCCACAAAGTTTGTTTTCAGGAGATCCTCACGCAGTTGGCAACCAAGCCAATCCATTTGTCAGTAACATTGTCACTTCAGCTGGTGGATACGGTGGTGATCAAACCATCTCTAGTTATCCTTCTCTAGTGTGTCTCACTGGCAACTTTGTAGTTGGGTCTGCAGGCAACATGAATTTGATGGCGGTCCTGAACTCTACCTGCATTATTGCCATTCAGGGTGCTTCGTACGTCTCAGGTCGTCAGGGATTCAATGACATGACCACAACTCCGATTAAGGGATACAGTCCATTGCTCGGAGATTCTGGTCTTACAGGTCCTCCCTCAGTCTATCCTTACAATCAGACCGATAACTTTGTAGTCAACTTTCCGACGGCAGGTGTCTATCCATTTGAAATCTGTTTCGCTTCTGGTGCTTCTCAATGTCAGTTTGACCTCTTCTACGGAACTGGAGCCGGATCTCTGATTCTTCCAGTTGCTTCTACCATCGTTCCTGCTCCTCCTAGCGTCATTAATGGCAATTTGGTTTTGACTCCAACAAGTCAGGGTCCATACGTTGTCGGATCATCGGCAACAATCAGTGTTCAAGTCCAGGGTATTAACTACACCACTCTTCCATATTTGGGCTTGCTGGAAGGCTCCACTGGATATGTGTTCCTCACGAACAGCACATCTAGTGGAACGAACTTCGTTCTTCCCAGTTTCAACGGAGCATCTCCAACCAATCCACCACCAGGGATGCTGAATGTAACCGGAGACAACGGAAGCTATTCAGGCAAGTTGGGTTTTACATTTCCAGTGGTAGGATCGGTTGGTTTGTATTATAATGGCAACTCCTCTGATCCCAATGTGGCAAAGACCAACATCACAATCACACAGGACGACCTGGCTTGGTACAGATCAGGATTTGCCGATATGTTCCAAGTTACAAGCCAAGGTGGAGGTCAAAGTTTTGGAATTGAAGTTGATTGGCTAGTGAATCCTGGTTTGTCTGCTCCGAGCTTTAATCCGACAACGGTGACGGGTAACGGAGTTCCAGTGACCTTCACCATTTCATTAGCTAAACCATTGCCTCCGTTGCAAAATGGAACAACCTGTGTTCTAACTTTTGATTCCAGCTTTAGCTCTTCTGTGATAACAGCAACTCCAATAATGGGAGGTACTGGAAATGCCTGGATTATAGGATGGACAGCCTCAAATACTCCTATTCTGACACTGAGTGCTCTTACTTCTACAGTGGGTATTGTGATATCTGGAACTATCACCTATCTATCGGGAAATACTTTTGTAACCGGGATGGTGAATTATTACAGTCATTCTATTTCGATATCAGTGACGGCAGTTGCTGGCGGCCCAGTGACTGGTTTTACTTATAGCTTGGCAGGTGGAGGGGTATACGAGTCGTACCCCTCTACTATGGTTCAGATTGTTGGTAACGGAAGTGGAGCTTCAGGAAGTACCACAGTCGTTAACGAAGGCTATGCTGGCTTTGACAATGCTTATAGCTACTCCATTACTGGGTTGCTAAGTTCTGGAGGTTCTGGATACACATATGCTACTGCTTATCTTTATGTGAATGGTTCTCAGATGTTATCTTGTGCTTGCACAATAGGATAGGAGAGAAGAATGTCAACGTATGCAAACATCGGACCTCCTTTCAATTTCCTGGGCCATTTGAATTACAGCCAGAAAGTTGCGTTTGAAAGCTGGGTAAACAAGAAGGCGGCCAACTTCACTCCGATCCAGCAGCATCATCAGATGCGTGCTCAGCAGTTTAGAAAGACAGCCGGTTTGCTAGAGCAGTACTATTCAGAGTTTCACGAGGAGCCTCTGACTCCCACATTCCAGAAAGATCCTTGGAAGCCTGGTCCCAATGGTCACTTCTCGTATGCTTACAGAAACGATCATGCTCCCATGGTGACTGTGTCTACCATCAAGGGTAACTTTCAACACACTCTCAATCGTCAAGATGACGGTGTATTCTCCATGAATCACGTGAGAACGCTCATCGAGATGAATGAGGATGACGCCCAAGACGCCAATGGCGCGGCGTTGGAAACTACAACTCAGATACAGAACCTGGAAAACCTGTTTTCTCAACCCCAATACCAGGCGGTGCTGGTTCAGGATAAGACAGATTTGTATCAAGGAGTGGCGAGATTCCGGGTCAATCAGATGGATCCTCCAACTCCTTGGGAACTGGCAATCTCTAACCGCACCTATCAGAGTCCTACGACAACGACATGAGAACAATCGATTTAACAGGAAGAAAAATTCGGAAGGTGGGGGACTCTAGTGGCTTATGACCTGTCTATAAAATCTGCAGGTTGTGACCATCTTCAATCACTGGAGAGGTATGTCGTAAGTCCGTTCGATTATCGGACCTTTCTGTTAGCTGCTAATCCAATCATGAATATGAGAGCTCCTTTGAATGGCACTAGTCAGATTCAGGTGTTCATAGGCGGAGTTGCAGTTCCTCAGAATCACAACTTATATGGTTGGCAGGTTCTCAAAGATCCGGATACTCTTTCTCTTGATGAACCTTTCTTCAAGATCATGTTCAAACAGGAGGTTCGGCTATCTCAACCTCTGCTGGAAGTCTCGTACCGAACATTCGTGGATTTCTGTTTGCGCTGCAATGGAACTTCGCACGTCAATGATTTGCACATTCAAAATTCTGGCGGCCTGCTCCATATTTGGGGACAGGACAAACTCATACAGCGCAGCCTAAAGTGGATCCTCACGTCGACTTGTGGGTTCTATCCTCAACTTGTGTGTCACATCAAGGACTACATCGGCAAGAAGTTTGGTGTGAACATCACAGACACCGATATCAGTCAAGAGGTCACGAATGCTCTGACCAACATGCAGAACATTCAAAGGTCACAAGCAACCATTCAACATTTGGATAACGGAGAAATTCTTGTAGCTATCAATGGTATCTCGGCTCAGCAAGATCCGAACAATCCAAATTTGGTCAGAGTGTCAATTGCAGTCACCTCTAACCAGAAGACATCAGCACTGCAAAACATCAATTTAACCCTGAGAGCGAACAACACCCCATGAGCTTGACTATCCTATCACCGAACATTGTTGCCAACAGTACGCTGTCGGTTGATGTTGCTTCTCTCCCATTTTTGGTGCAGACTGCGAATGGAACGAACAATGTGGTTGTTCAGGCATATAGTCAGGTATTTCCGTTGGATCTTGAAGTTCCTGGCTCAGTGACCAGCATGACCTCCTTCCTCGTGAATGAAGCTGTAGTCCAAAACAGCACCGGGGCGACCGCTGTCATTGATGGAACTATCCTCAACGCCAGCACAGCAATGTATCTGAAGACCATTACAGGTGCTCCTACAGCCACTGATTACTGGACAGGAGTGACTAGCAAGGCTGTTTTCACACCGACAACAGCAATAACTCTTCTTTGGGCCGGAAATCTACCTGTTCAACAGATCACGACTCCTTCTCAAGTCCTCGTGCTGAGTACTGGCACCACCGATTCTTCAATTCAGTTCTACCTTGTCTTTTATAACGACATCAACCTGGCTGTTCGCATTTCTCCTCCTTCTGGTTTCCGTTGCTACAAGCAGCAACAATCCTGTGTACTCGAGTGGGTGACTCCTCCCTACAACAATCTTCTCGGGGTTCGGATTCAGATCAGCACTGATCCTACTGGCATCACCGTTCCATATGCTCAAGTGGGAGATCTGGTCAATAGCGTGACTCGATCCGCAAATGTTCAGACCAGCAGTCTCGAATCCGAGATGGTCAACACTCCTGGTCTCATAACTGGAAATTACACCCTCAGTTACACAGTTACAGAGAACTTCACGACTACAACTTTTGACTCAGTCTCGATTGCTCAGTCCTACGTCAATGCTGATATCTTCTACGCAGTGGCTTCTACGATCCTGCAGGATCCCACTTCGAACCAGATTTATGAATCTCAGCAGGTCGGACCGATCACTTGTGGCTTTGTCAACCTGAAGGCAGTAAACCCGACTGATTTCCTTGCGCTTCAGAGGAAAGAGGATGTCGCCCAGAGGATGATCTCTCAGATCATCAGAATCTATCCTGACTTGGACCTCACTCCTCGTTCAGAGAATCGTGACCTCTTCATCGACCCATTCGCTGTTGAGATCAGCAACATGTCGGTCAGGCAGTGGTATGCTCTGTGCTGCCAAAGTATCTCAGCATTGGCTCAGATTGACAATGCCAATGGGAATGGATACAGTGACTCAGTTTCTGACTCTTCTGTAAAACAGCAGCTGGCGGCGGCCTTCGGTCTCAACAGCACAGATATCCAGACCTACATAGATCATGCTTTTGACGTGGCGGGTGAAGACGCTGGTCTAACCAGAGGAGGCCCCACATACTCTGCTGGAACAGTGACCTTCTTCACCTATGTCCGTCCCACCACCATGATCAGCATTCAGCAGGGAGCCGTTGTAGCAACCCTGGCTGATAGTTCCACGGCATCGGTGAACTTCACCACTCAGGGAAGTGCCTCAATCGATCCGAGATACGCCGATAGTCTTTACAACGCCACAAAGGGTTGGTGGTCTGTCGATATTCCGGTGGTCTGCCAGACAGCAGGAAGTGTGGGCACAATTGGTGCTGGAGCTATCCGCCAGACAGTTTCTGGCGTGCCCCAAGGAATGTCCTGCATCAATCAAAGTGGAACTTCTCCTGCAGTAGACACGGAACTCAACTCTCGTTTTGCAGAGCGCATCAAGAACAAAAAGATTGTTGGAGTTGACACTGGTACCCGATACGGGTACTGGGGAACTGCTATTCAGACACCGGGAATTGTTCAAGCCATGATTGTGGCTGCTGGTGATGATGAGATGCTTCGCGACTGGCTGCCGGCGGATGTTTCTGACTCAGGTCTCATAATCAAGAGACCAGGCAAGCACATCTTTGGCTGCGTTGACATCTACACTCGTGGGAATTCCTTCTCTGAACAGATCAACAATGTGGTGTACAACTACTCTGAGACCGGATCTCTGACATTGAATCTGCTGAGTAATTCAAGTTCCATTTCAAGTTCCATCAAGTTCAGTGTGAATGGTCTAACAAGTCCGCTCTACATGGTTCTAAGTCTTTCAGCAACAAATTTGAGCAGAGTCGTGTACTTGGGAGTACAGACTGCTCAAATTTATAACAATCCGTCTGGATTGACGGCTTTCATATTTGTCAATCCAGCAGAGATGACCTACACTCTAGTTAATGGAGTTCAGGTGCCTGGAACTCAGAATAACGGAGCTTTCATTACAGGAGTGTTGGCTTCATTGGCTTCGTTGGCTTCTGGCAATATCAGTTATGTTCTAGCAGGTCGCTATCAGGAAGATATTTTCTACACTCCTCCTTCGCAGCCGTTGCTGAGCATCAATTCAGTGATAGGACCTCAAACAGGAGTCATAGATCCTTCGAACATTGAACTTATCCATACACAGGACTTTCTACTCGCTGGAGGATCTAACAACGCTGGTGATGCAGTGCAGGTAGATAGCACTCAGTCGGCAGTTCAGCAAGCCACACTTGTCTACGTCTCTCCAATCACCAGTTTACTCATTGACAGCAACATGGTGATGACGATTGATCCCAGCACCGGGGCTATTTCTCCTCCCAGTGGATTCACGGTTATCAATGCCTATGATCCGGTTGGACCACCCTATGTTTTTGGAGTGGATTACACGATCACTTCTGCTGGTCCTTATGGACAATATAACTTACAACTGCTGGGTACAAATATTCAGAACCAGGCGAGCATTCCCCTGAATGGAAGCCCATCGGTTGTGGTGACATACTACAAGTACATCCTGACCGAGAAGGTCAACTTCTACACTGACACAATCACTTTGACGGGAACAGTTCCCTCATATCTGAGTCAGTCAGGCGTTATTGGTCCCTTGACTGCTCCGGTACAGGGTGTTTGGCTACCGAACTCCTATGGACTCACCACTTTAACCAGTGATGTTTTACTGATCAATGCTACTCCGCCAGTGCCCCTCACTAGCCGGTACATCAAGGTGGTGTGGAACAGTGGGACTACATCAGTTCCGATCTGGACAGTCTTGCAGGAAAATCGTGATTTCATTCTGACTGTTGATCCCACTTCTGGACAGACTTCGATTACAGCTAAGTCTGGCGGAAGTTCGACGATGCCTTTCCTCACTGGAGGAACGACCTATCCTCTGTTCATTTCCTACTACGCATCAGAGGTATTCTCAGTCAGCACTCAGATCCCAACTTGGGTAGATCAGCTTGCTGCTACTTTGGCGACAAGCAAGCATGCTGATGCAGACCCAACTTGGGTAGATCAGCTTGCTGCTACTTTGGCGACAAGCAAGCATGCTGATGCAGACGTGCTCGTGAAGGCGATGGTAGCCAGCCCGGTGGATATAACGATGACAGTGACCATCAGTCCAACAGCAACCCAGGATACTGTCGACAACTTGGTGCGTTCGGCTATTGGAATAGTCCTCAACAACGCTGAGACTGACCTGGACCAATCGCTGCTCGTTCAGCAGGTAAGGTCCCAACCTGGAGTGACTGGCGTTCAGATTCCTCTTACGAAGTGTGCTAAGTCTGACGGAGCCTACGACATTGGCTTCCTGATTCCCAGCAGCACTCCTTGGGTGTCCATGGGAAATCGAGTGTACGTGGCCTATACCATCCTTCAGAACAGTACACTGAACTCCGGAGGAGTGGCCAATGCTTACGTGGGTTTCCTCTATGAGAGTGAACCTTACACCCGGACGTTTAGCCTTGCAGATTTTCAGAGTAGGACTGATCAGTCGTTCTTCATCTCGGCTGCTGGTGATGTCTGGATACGCATTCCGACCTATCAGAACTCAGCCAATTCCAACTCGTATAGAGTGACCTATCAGGTGTGGAACGAAGAAGGGGCCAAGGACATCACCACGTCCTCCACTGAGTATCTTACCCCTGGCAATATCACGATACTGTACACGGTTGGATCGTAACTTCCTAGTCCAAGGTATGGTATGCATGTGTATGGAATAGTAAACAAAACGAGTGGGAAGATCTACGTGGGGAAAAGTACGCGTGGAATTGGTGTTCGAGAACGCGAGCACCTTAAGAATGCTTTGGATGGAAGTACTGGGTGTCCGTATTTCTATCATGCTGTTCGTAAATATGGAGTTGATGCTTTCTTGATTTGTACTCTTGCTATCGTCTCCGATTACGAGGAACTAAACCACACTGAAATCAATCTGATCAAAGGATATCTGTCCGAAGATTCCAAATTTGGATACAATCTCACTCCTGGTGGAGACGGATTGTCAAATCCTTCTGTTGAAATACGAGCTAAGATGAGTGCTGCCCGGAAAGGAAAGAAACAGTCTCCTGAAACAGTGGCAAAAAGAGTGAAGTGTCTCTATGGAAACACCTTTAGCTTAGGTCGTAAACAGTCAGATGCTGAAAGAAGAATGCGTAGTGAAAGATCTGGAATGAAAGGGACATCTGTTTCTAGTGAAGTAAAGCAGAAACTTCATTTGGCCAATTTAGGAAGAGGTGGACGTCTATCCGCACTTGGAAAGAAATGGGTTTTTAACCCTAACTCTAAGGTTCAGAAATTAGTATTTCCTTCAGAGGTAGACAATCTTCTATCAGTTGGATGGCTACGAGGAATGGATCCGGAAGTAGTTGCTAGAATTCCAGTTAATCACAATTCTCCTTCTCCTGAAACTCTTGCGAAACGATCTAAATCTCTCACAGGTAAGAAAAGAACACCTGAGACAATCCAGCGTATGAGTGAAGCTGCCAAGAAACGTGGAGTATCTAGAGAACATATTCTTTATATGATCGAATCAAGACTTCACAAGACTCAGGAGGCAGCTTAATGGCATTCCAGGCCGATATCGCGTACCTCCGAACCCGTGAGGATCTGCTACGATATGAGGATGCTCGTTTCAATGCCCTCATGTCGGCTGTTGCCAATTTCTATATCTCAAGGAATGACGACAATCTGTGGGGTCATGTTCAGAGAGCGGTCGCCATCGAACTTGCGCGACTGGAGTACATGACTGCCTATGACATCGTGGCTAAGAATCCTGAATATCTGACTCCTCCAGACATCAAGCGCAGGTTTGCTGACCCTCTGTTCATCAGCAGTGGATATCCTGGAAGCACCCAGTACGATCTTGACTACAAGCAGATGATCGTCAATCTGATTCCTGCTTACCAGCAAGGTTCGACCGCGACAGCCATCGCTCAGATCATTGAAGCCTACACAGGACAAGTGATCACAGTGGTTGAGCTTTACAAGAAGATTGGTGATGGATATGATATGACGGATCATAATGGAATCGTCGTGTCTATCAACTACGGAAGTGGCAACACTTCTGATCTTGAAATCAATATCGTCAATATCAATCAGATTCAGCAGATCACTTCAAACTTGTACACTGCAATCGACTTAAACAAGCCTGCTCACATCGGGTTGGATTTCACCACTGTTCAGACCGAACTCATCAGCATGCTGGACATGGAAGCGACAATCACGGACTTCTTGAGAATCTATGTCCGCAACACAGACACCGGAACTTGGGAGACCACGTTCACACAGTCGCCATTTTATGATCAGACCCTTCCGGAGACGCAGTTGACAGCCCTGGGTAAGAATGTGGGTCAGTCATTTCCGATTGACTTTGGCATGATTCTCAGTTCATTGCAGTTCGCTGCTCTGCCTGCGGCATTCATGGTGGAGTATAGCACATCGTTCGGAACAGGAAATGGGACCAACACGCTCTATCAGTTCGTGGCTCCTGTGGTATCGGGAACTGTTGTAGTCTATGCTGGTGGCGTTCAACTCACTGAGGGAACTGATTACACGTTCTCCACCTACAGTTCGACGATGGCCTATGGCTCGATCACGAGTGGTATATTCACTGCCAACGAAGAGGTGATTCAGGCTTCCACGGGAGCACATGCCAACATCATTGGTCAGGTTGGCGGAGTGATGATCTTTGGGACGATAACTGGATCTCCAGATGCCAGTCATACATGGATTGGTCAAACAAGTGGAGCACAATTTACTCCAACGACTGCTCCTGCTCCAGTAACCACAATCGCCACAGTGACTTTCACAGTTCCGCCGGCAACCGGCGCTGTCCTCACCTGGACCGATTCCACTCAGACATCCTACACTCTCAATCCGGATTGTTACTCTGATGTGGCTATGGTAGATTCCTCTGGAAACTACACTGGAGTGGTCACAAAGTCCAGGGGCCTGCTGGCTCCTCGTATTGACACTGCCTGGGAGATGGGCACCGACACTCTAACGATTCTCAACTTGACCTAAGAGGAGAGATCATGCCACAGACAGTTCAAACCTTCACACTGAATCGCCAGCAGCTTGAAAAGATTCGCATAGATCTAACCAACGAAGGTGTTCAGTTGGTGGGAGACAGCGGAATCATCGACAAGATGGGCTGCAAAGTGAAATTCGAGTATGTCGAACCCACTCTCACAGTTACTGTGATTCACCATCCGTTCCTCGTCAGTGATGGGTATGTCGAAAACAAGATCAACACCTGGTTTGGTCAGGAAAACGAAGCCTAACCGTTCCTCTGATCATGAGGGTAGAACAATCTCGAAAGAATGCTATGGATGTAGAGTTCCAGATTATGAGTGTATCTTGTGAGAGATGTTCTTCTCATAGAGAGACAGCTGTCAATGCTGATTTGGAATCGTTCGTAGCTGAACACAAAGGACACACTTCTCAACTCTTGTTTGAAGCAGTTGTGCTGGCGCCACCCTTTCTGGCAGGAGAAGTAATGAGTCTCCAGTTTGGGGAAGCAAAATAATTTCCCGGAATGGGGAAAGTTGAGGTATCATCAAATCATGAAGCAGACGTTGCAAACTAGCATCACCATTACATGCACCCAAACGGGTGGCGGTGGGAGTCTGCGAGAGTAAGAGAACAACAAAATCTCGTATGATCTGCCGCCAGAATAAGGGCGGCATTCGTGTTTTTGGGAGTAACAAAATGTGGGCGTGTAGCTTAGTTGGTTCAAAGCATTCGATCGATAATCGAAAGAGCAGTGGTTCGATCCCACTCATGCCCACCATAGCTCGCTAATGAGAGTACATTTTGACTTCTTGTTTCTGTTTCATGAAACGAATTGATGGAAGTCCAAGGACAGGAAAACTCAGACTTTGTGAGAAGTGTAGGTTTCAGATAAGTTCGTTTTTCTACAGTAAGCACTGTGAAAAGTGTGATGGAATTGGCCCTAAGTGGGCAACTGTAGAAATTCGAAAAACCCTATGTAAGGAGAAAAGAGGACCAAGATCTCGGGTTCATGGAGGTAGATATACTCCTGCTGGATGGAATACGGGATTAACCAAAGAAAACTCGGAATGTCTGGTAAGGCAATCTGAGGCACTAAAGGCAACTTGGAAAGTTAAGAGGCAACACCTTCTTCTTGAAGCAGAATTTGACTCGCTATCTACTGATAGCAAGAAGAAGCGGGTCCTTTATGAGCAACATGATAAGTGTGTGATCTGTGGGATATGTGAGTGGTTGGGGAAGCCCTTGAAGTTGAGACTCGATCACATTGATGGGAATATCCTGAACGGTGGTAGAGGAAATCTTAGAGGAATATGTCCCAACTGCGACAGTCAGACAGAAACGTACTGTGGGAAGAACAGAAAGAAAAAGGCAAAGGTCAGTGATGATGAACTCTTGGCTTCTCTGAAAGAAAGTGATTCAATCTCAGCTGCTCTCGATAAACTGGGATTGTCGCACACTAAGCACTACTATGAGAAGTGCCAGGTTATGATCGAGAATGTGCTAGTGTAGCTCAGGTGGCGGAGCATCGGATTCGTATCCCGAAGGGCGGAGTTTCGAGCACTCTCACTAGCTCCAGTTTTGAGTTGTAAATGCCAAGGTAGCATAGCGGTCAATGCGCCTCACTTGTAACGAGGACGTCGTGAGTTCGACTCTCATCTTTGGCTCCGCAAGGTTCGTCTAGTGGCCTAGGACACCTGCTTGGTATGCAGGCAACAAGGGTTCAAATCCCTTACTTTGCTCCATTCGAGGTTCAAGATGATGGAATACAAGAAGGGTGACAAAGTTCGGATGAAGGAGGCCGCAAAGGATCTTGTGTACTGGCCCGCACCCGAGTTCT